TTCTACATCAATACCTTCGACGGGCTGCCCATGGAGCCGACGCGTGATGACGCGGCGTGCGAGAACCTACGGTGGTTGATTTCGTTCCTGTGCAATCACGATAAGTCGTCGAACGATTGGTTGGTGAAGTGGCTCGCATATCCCTTGCAGCACCTCGGCGCGAAAATGGATACCGCGGTGCTGGCTCACTCCACCATGGAGGGCTCAGGTAAAAGCCTGTTGTTCGCTGATGCCTTCGGATTGTTGTACGGGCAATACGCTGCCACGGTCGGCCAGACCCAGTTGGAAAGCAACTTCAACGCCTGGCAAAGCCGAAAGCTGTGGGCGGTGTTTGAGGAAGTTGTCAGCCGAGATCAACGTTACAACCAGGTGGGCAAGATCAAGCACCTGGTCACCGGCAAGACGGTGCGTATGGAGTCGAAGTTTATCAATGGTTGGGAAGAAGCCAACCACATGAATGCGGCGTTCCTTAGCAACGAGATTATGCCGTGGCCGATTGCGCCGAGCGACCGCCGAATGCTGGTGCTTTGGCCGATGGAAACGTTACCGGTTGAGCGGCAGAAGGCGGTTGGCCGGGAGTTGGAAAACGGCGGTGTAGCGGCGCTTTATGCGTGGTTGTTGTCCATCGACCTGGGCGACTTCGACCAGCGTACCAGGCCGCCCAGCACTGATGCCCGTGAGCGGCTGGTGGCGTTGAGTCGGGCCAGTTGGCAGACTTTCCTGTTCCTCTGGCAATACGGCGAACTTGGGCGCGATATGTGGGGCGCCTGTTTATCGACCGACCTCTACGCGATGTTTCTGGAGTGGTGTCACCGCAACAAAGAGCATGTGATGAGTCAGACGAAGTTTTCGTTGTTCATCAGCTCCGAGGTGGATAAGACCCGCGCCATCCCCTGGACCGACGGCAGCAATCGCAAGTTCGGGGCGTTCTTCTTTCCGCGTGATGACCAGGCTTCCCAGCCCCCATCACTCAGGTCGGCCGACCTGGGCAAGGCGGTGGTTGCTTGGCGGGCAGCTGCACGCTTGGCGGGCTGGAACGTCGACAACTGGGACCACATCAAGGCGGCGGTAGCATGAATCCGACTAAAAGTGTGTTGGGTGTGTTGGGGGTGTGTTGGGTTGGTTTTCGATACATCACACAATTTCAAGCCTTCTATTTCGCGGCTTTCCGGCTTGTGTGTTGGGTGTGTTGGGTTTGGCGTCGCGCACGCGCATGGGTGACATTATTTCAATCCCTGGTAGCACGATTTTTTTCTTATGCGAGGACCGTTAAACCCAACACACCCAACACACTCAACACAGATGTTTTAAAGCTGTTGAATTTAAAGGCTTTTAGCTGTGTTGGGTTTGTGTTGAGTATGGTGTTTTTTGTGTCGGGTTGGGTTTTGAGCGGGGGAGCGGGGCGATGATCGAAGAAATGGAAACTCTGTTGAAGCACTGGGCCGAGCAATGCCGAAATAATGGGATGGGCGGCGGAATGGGAAGCCCCATGGCTACGATCATGGAGTGGGGTGGCTGCGCTCCCCGTGGTACGCCTGGTCCGCGCATTATCCTTGGTGCTGGTGCTGGACCTGATGGTGTTGCTCAAGAGGTCACTGCTGGTTTGTCTGAAATTGAGCGGCAGGGCAAACGTGGCGAGGCGCTGGCCCGGCTGGCGGTTGTTCGGTATGGGAGTGATCCGACACCAAGCTGGCTTATGCAGATGCATCTGGCGGGCTTTTCATCGACGGCCCGTCAGACGTATTACGATCAGGTGCACGCTTTGCACCTGCGGTTGCTTCAAGCGCTGACCCGTCGGGCAGAGGTTCGAAAACAACTGGCCGTTCGTCGGGCCGGACAGACTCAAAGTGTTCTCAAAGTTGCGTCAAAGTTGCGTCGAGCGAATTAACCGAAATTGCCCCCTTTTCGGTTCCGTACTCAAGGGGTAAAAAGTCCCCACGATATGGAATTTGCGCCTCGGCGCTGACCTCGCACGTGCTGTGCAGCTTCACCCGGTTCCCCTAGACCGGTTCCTCAACCCCGCCTCGTGCGGGGTTTTTATTTTCTGCCCGATGGGTGTCTGCAATGGAGTATCAGCATGGGCGAGCCAGCAAGCACGGCTGCAACAGTTGTCGTGGCCGGTGGAGCCGGTGCTGCTGTAACGGGGTTGTTCACCGGCATTGATGCACTTGCCGTGATCGGCGCGCTTGCTGGTGCCCTGGTGTTCTTCACTACCACTGAAGAGTTGCCGGTGTGGAAGCGAGTGGTGTTCCTGCTCGTGTCCTTCGTCATGGGTTATCTGTTTGCCCCGAGCCTCGGCGAGCTGGAGTTGTGGGGCATTCGACCGTTCAAGCACTCCGGCCCGGCTGCGTTCGGTGCGTCGGTACTGGTTGTCACGGTTGCACTCGCCATCATCAAGCGACGCGGTCTCGATGCCGAGCCGCAAGGGAGGCAGGATGGATAGTCACGTGATTCAGGCAGTACTGACCCAGGCCACGTTCTGGTTGTGCGTGGCGTTGTTCGTTCGCTTGTTCACCTTCCGACGCCGTGGCGCACGCTTCCGTCGCGACATGAGCTGCCTTGCCTGGATGGTGATGGTGGCGTCCGGTGCAGTGATTGTTTACATCGGCAAAGGCCAACTGATCATGCCGCGCAACTCGTGGCCGCTGGTGGTACTGCTGGCGGTGTTCGTTGGGTCGGTGTGCCAGAGTTCGGGCAACCTGGCTCGGGTGTGGAGAGTCGGTTGATGAGCAAGGTGTCGGATGATCGGCGTGGCAGCAGCACCCAGCGCGGTTACGGTTACAAGTGGCAGAAGTCACGCGACGGCCACCTGCGGGAGCATCCGTATTGCACCATGTGCTCAACGGATCAACGGCCCGTTGCCGCTACCATCGTCGACCACAAGATTGCACCCAAGCTCAAGGATGCCAAGGACAGCGGCGACCCGGTGCGGCTCAAGGCTGCATGGAAGCTGTTCTGGAATCCGGCGAACTGGGCGAGCCTCTGTAAGTTCTGTCACGACTCGACCAAGCAGCGGATGGAGCGGACGGGCACGGTCCCTGGCTGCAACGCTGACGGGCGCCCGGTCGATCCAGGGCATCACTGGAACCGGTGACCTGCGGACGAAAATGCACCAAAAAATGGCACTCCCCAGGGTAGGGGGGGTGAAAAACCTTTTCATGAATTTGTTCTAGACCGCTCGCCCCCCTTCGTGTGCAACGTCGGGATAAATGAGGGAGGGGGGGTATCAATAGACAGGGGTTATTTATGGCCGGAAACGGAAACTCGGGTCGCCCTGGAACATCGGCGGCGCTGAAATTATTGCAAGGCAACCGTGGGCGCGAAAACGTCAGTGATCTGTTGGCCCAAGTCGCGGCACCTCCAGTGCCAGTCGCCGCTCCGCTGATGCCGGACGTGCTCTCGGCTGATGCTGTCACCGAATGGGAGCAGCTGGTGCCGGCGCTGATCTCCCTGGGCATCGTATCTAAATTGGACTCGATGGCGCTGGCGACCTACTGCCAGGCTGCGGCTGATTGGCGGCGGTACCAGCGGTTGATCACGAAGCGCAACAGCGCCTCCGATGATGACCTGGGCGGCGACATCCAGACCTTCAAAACCGGCGCGCAGCAAATGCACGTCCTTCGCCAGCTTGCGAATGACGCCGAGAAGCGCGCCAACGCCGCCGGCGCCCAGTTCGGTCTGTCGCCCATGTCCCGGCGCAATCTGAAAACGTCGCCGGCGCCGCAAGGTGAGCTATTCCCCAATGACCAACGAGACGCCGCAGACAAGTACTTCAACTGATGATCGCGTCAGCGCGTTCGCCCTGGCGGTATTGGCTGGCGATATCGTCGCCGGTCCTGATGTTCGCAACGCCTGCAAGCGTCACCTGCAGGATCTGAAACACGGCCCCGCACGCGGTCTGATCTGGGATCTAGCCAAGGCCAACAGAGCCATCGGTTTTTTCGAAGAAGTGCTTTGCCTCAACGGCGGCGATTACGAAGGCATGCCCTTCCTGCTAGCCCCGTGGCAGGCGTTCGTCATCGGCAGCTTGTTCGGCTGGATGACAGTGGACGGGTTCCGCCGCTTCCGCCTGGGATACATCGAAACCGGTAAGGGCTCCGGCAAAAGCCCGTTGGTGGCTGGCATCGGTCTGTACGGTCTGGTGTCTGACGGTGAACAGCGCGCCGAGATTTACGCCGCTGCGACCAAACGTGACCAGGCAATGATCTTGTTTCGTGATGCCGTGTCGATGGTCGACATGTCCGCGAAACTCCGCTCGCGCCTGGTGCAGTCGGGGCGCGACGAAAAGGTGTGGAACCTGTTTTACCCCAATACCAATTCGTTCTTCCGGCCGATCAGTGCCGACGAAGGCAAGTCAGGGCCACGGCCACACATTGGCTTGCTCGATGAGGTGCACGAACATAAAACCGCCGCCACTGTGAACATGATGCGCGCCGGTACCAAGAACCGGCGCAAGGCCATGGTGGTGATGATCACCAACAGCGGCTCCGATAAGAAAACGGTGTGCGGTCAGTATCACGACCTGGGCGTGCGCATCTGTGCGGGCATTGAGGATGACGACAGTTTCTTTGCCTTCATCTGTTCGCTCGACGATGGTGACGATCCGTTCAAGGATGAAAGCTGCTGGGCGAAGGTCAACCCTTCGCTCGATCACATCGCAGACGGCCAGGCCGACGGCATCCCAGGTCGCAAGTACTTGCGTGAGCAGGTGAAGGCCGCACGGGGCTTGCCAGCGCAAGAGTCGGTGGTGCGGCGTTTGAACTTCTGCGAGTGGACCCAGGCCGATGCGCCGTGGATCTCTTGGGCGGTTTGGAAGCAGGCAGAAGAGCGCGTGCCGATGCGGATGTTGCGCAACCGGCGCTGCGTCGGCGGGCTCGATCTCGCAAGTACCACGGACCTGACGGCGTTTGTCCTGTTGTTCTGGCCGGCGCCGCACGACCCGCACTGGCGGCTACTGCCTTACTTCTGGATCCCGGACGACGATCTACAAGGCCGTGAAGATCGCGACAAGGTGCCCTATGCAATGTGGGTCAAGGACGGGCACCTCGAAACAACACCTGGCCGGGCAATCAGTAAGCTCCATGTACTGCGGCGTTTGGTCACGATCACGGCGTACTTCGGCGTGGAGCGCATCGCGTATGACCGCTGGCGAATCGAAGACCTGCTGCAACTGATGTCGGAATACGACATCACGCTGCCAGAGATGGTGGGCTTCGGCCAAGGCTTCAAAGACATGGGCCCAGCCGTTGATGAGTTTGAGCGGCGACTACTGGGCCTGGCTCCCCAAGAAAAAGGCGAGGGGGTCATTGATCTCGATCCCTCTGAATGGGAGCTGGTCGAAAACGAAACAGTTGAAACCCTGCGGCATGACGGCAACCCGGTAATGACCTGGAACGCCGGCAACGCGGTGATCGTTTCTGACCCAGCCAACAACCGCAAGGCCGACAAGGCCAAGGCCACCGGCCGCATCGACGGCATAGTGGCGGGCATCATGGCTACTGGCATCAGCGGTAAAGCCGCGGGCGCTGGTGGCACATCCATCTACGACGAAGGGGTCGGTATATGAAATTGGTCATCTTGTCCTGGCTGTCCGGCCTGCTGGGCTTCGGGCTGCTGGTCGGTGGCGTGGCGATGGTCCACGTGCCCGCTGCGTGTGTCGTAGCGGGAACCGGTCTTATGGCCTGGTCCTGGTTAGCGGATCGCGCAGCTGCTGCAACCAACCCCAATCCTAAAGGAGGCTGAGCATGTTCTTTTCAAGCGTGCTCGGCGAAGGTCGCGGCAACCTCACTGAAACGGGGAGCGGCTTATGGCGCGGCCTGATCGGTAGTGGGCGTAACAGCGCTGGGGTGAGGGTCACGCCTGAATCAGCCCTGGGACTACCTATTCTGCAAAACTGCGTCACGCTGTTGGCTGAAACCATGGGGCAGTTGCCCTGCGAAATGTACAAACGTTTGGACCAAGGCCAGCGCGAAGCGGCGATCAACCATCCGGCGTATGACGTTCTGCGGTATCAACCGAACGGTTTCCAAACGCCATATGAGTACATGGAGTGCATGCAAGGCGCGGCTGGTTTGCGCGGAAACGGTTACAGCTTTATTGACCGTCGGGATGATGGCAACGTAGCGGCGCTTTGGCCTTTGTGTAACGACAAGGTGCAGGTACTCAAGGGCGGCGACATGCTGCCGTATTACCGAATCTGCGGCGGGGAGGCGCTGCCGATGCGCATGATCCACCACGTGCGATGGTTCAGCACCAATCACTATGTGGGGCTGTCGCCGATTGAGGTGCACGCCGAATCCTTGGGGCTCGCCCAGGCGGTCAGGCAGTACACGGGCAAGAGCTTCGCCAACGGTGTGACCGTTTCCGGTGTGATCGAGCGACCGCGTGAATCCCCCGCAATCAAGGACCAGGGCAGCATCGACAAGATCGTTGACCAGTGGGGCCAGAAGTTCGGCGGAATGGATAACGCTAAAAAGGTGGCCTTGATACAAGAGGGTATGACCTTCAAGCCCATCTCCATGAACAACGTGGATGCCGAGGTGCTGGGGATTCTCAAAACCTCCGGTACCGATATCGCCCGAATCTACAAAATCCCGCTGCCCATGGTTAACGACCTGGAGAAGTCGAACTACAACACCCTTGAGCAACTGATGATTCAGTTTGTGGTGTTCGCGTTGCTGCCTTGGGTCAAGCGTCACGAACAGTCGATGATGCGCGACTTCTTGCTGCCCGCCGACCGGCGTAACTACTTCATCGAGTTCAACCTGTCCGGGTTGCTACGGGGTGACCAGAAGAGCCGCTACGAAGCCTATGCCATTGGACGGCAGTGGGGCTGGCTGAGTGCCAATGACATCCGGCGCCTGGAAAATATGCCGCCCGTAACCGGTGGGGATATCTACATGCAACCGCTAAACATGGTTGATGCAGGCAAGAGTGGCGCCGACTTGACCAACCCCGCCGTGCGCGCGCAGCTCGAAATGCAGCACGCTCAAATTGAGAGGATTTTGGCGCAATGAAAAACTACCTGCGTGCCTCCAGCCTGCTGTTCAACCAGCCGCTGTTGGTGATGCCTGATATGTTGGACCTCGGCGTGCGCTGGGCCAACCAGGTGATGAGCTTGAACATCGTCAACATTGGTGCCACGGGGGCTGCGGGCCTATGGTCGGATGACGGGATGGACCGCATCGCCCAGCGCGAAGAAGAACGCCGCACGGCAATTGCCCGCACCGGTATCGAGGTGATTCCCGTTAGCGGTGTGTTGGTCAGTCGCGGCAGCCATATCGGCATGTGCGAAACGATGACCAGCTATGAACAGCTGCGCAGCCAGATCCGCAACGCGGTCGCTGACCCCATGGTCGAGCGGATCGTGCTGGATATTGACAGTCCTGGCGGTTCTGCCGTGGGGGCGTTTGAACTGGCGGCGGATATCCGCGCCATGGCCCAGCAGAAGCCCATCACTGGCATTGTGAACTTCATGGCATACAGCGGCGGCTACCTACTCGGTTCGGCCTGTAGCGAGTTGGTGGTTAGCCAGACCAGTGGCGTCGGCTCCATCGGTGTCATCGCCAGCCACATGGACCGCTCCAAGATGGAAGAGGGCATGGGCGTCAAGGTAACCACCGTGTTTGCCGGCGCTCACAAAAATGACCTCAGCCCTCACGAGCCCTTGAGCGATCAGTCGCTTAAGTACCTCAACGACGTTGTGCAAGAGAGCTACCAACTCTTCGTCAACGCTGTCGCCGAGTACCGAGGGCTATCCGTTCAACAAGTCATGGCGACCGAGGCCGGCTTGTATCGCGGCCAGGCGGGCATCAGCGCTGGCCTGGCCGACCGCATGCAAAGCCCACAACAGGCCGTCGATGACCTTTCTCATTCTGTTGCGCTGAGCCGCGCGAATCGCCAGGGCGGCCGCATCGCGGTTCGTACCGCTGCACTGAATCTTCAAACACTGATCTGACCGCGTTCGCGGCAGTCGTCGAAGCCCGCCTTGTGCGGGTTTTTTAATGCCCAGGAGGCACCATGTCCCTTGTACTTCAAATGCGTAGCGAACGCGCCCAACTGGTGACCCAGGTCCAGGCACTTGCCCAGATCGAGGCCGGTGGCGCTAGCCTTACTGTGGAGCAGCTGGCGCAGTTTGCGCAGTTGGAAACCCAGATCAACGAAATGACCGCGAAGATCACGCGCGCCGAAAGCGCCGAGCGGATCGCGGCAGCAGCTGCGGTGCCTGTCGAGGAAAGCGCACAGGGCAATAAAGGTTCCCCCACCCATATCAGCACTCATAGCGAACCAACAAAACCAGGTGTTGCCATGGCGCAGATGGTTCGCTTGATGGTCCAGGCTGGTGGCAATCAGCAGGTCGCTGCGGAAATGGCGAAGACTGGTGGTTACGGCGCCGATGTACACATGGCGCTGTCAACCGTTACGCCGGGTTCTGGCGGTGTGCTGGTACCAGAGAATTTCAGTACCAGTGTCATCGAGTCGCTGCGGCCTAAGTCAGTGGTGCGCAAAATGGGCGCCATCAGCCTGCCGTTGAACAATGGCAACCTGACCATGCCTCGCGTGCTAGGCAACACTCAGGTGACCTACCTGGGCACCGAGGAAGACATTGCAATCACAGATATGCAGTTCGGCGACCTCAAGCTGTCCGCAAAGAAGGCGGCGGCTATCGTGCCGATCTCCAATGATCTGTTGGCGTATGCGGGCGTTAACCCGCGTATCGACTCCCAGGTCAGCAGTGATCTCGCGGTCAGTATGGGCCTGTCGGAAGATCTTCACTTCATCCGCGGCGCTGGCACTGGCTCGCTGCCGAAGGGTCTGCGCTACTGGGCTCTGCCTGGCAACGTGATGGGGGCGCCTGCTGGTGCAACGCTCGCCATCGTTGACCTGTACCTGGGCGGCATGATGCTGCGCCTGGAAGGCGCAAACGTGGATCTGGCCGGCTGTGGCTGGATTATGGCGCCGCGCACTATTCGCTGGCTGCAATCGCTGCGCGACGGCAACGGTAACAAGGCATACCCGGAAATCGACGGTGGCATGTTGAAGGGCTACCCGGTGGCACTGACCACTCAAGTGCCAGTCAACCTGGGCGCCGGCGGGAACGAGTCCGAGATCTACTTCGTGAACTTCGCCGACTGCTACATCGGTGAAGACACCACGCTGGCGATTGCGATCAGCACCGAGGCTTCCTACAAGGACGGCGCCGGTAACACGGTGAGTGCGTTCCAGCGCGACCAAACCCTGATCCGTGTAATCAGCAAGCATGACTTCGGCCCGCGTCACGTCGAGTCGATCTCTGTGGGTACCGGCATTACTTGGGGCGCCGGTATGTAATCCCCCTGGTCCTGCCGGCTGGCGGGACCAATTCACTATGCAGGTAGCATCATGACCGATACGAAGATTGTCACCTTCAAAAAGGAATGGCGTGGCTATGCCATTGGTGAGATCGCTGGCTTCGACAGCGATGCCGCCGCTTCGCTGATCCAGTCAGGCCGAGCAACGGCTTATGTGGCCCCTGGTGTCTCTGAAAAAGCGCCTGCTGGTGGCGGAGCGAAGAAACCGGCCGCGAAGAAAGGCGGGAAAGCAGCTGAGTCTGTAGATCCAGTAGATCCCATTGATCCGGTGGACCCAGTAGACCCAGTAGACCCAGTCGATCCCATTGATCCGGTTGATCCGGTTGATCCGGTTGATCCAGTCGATCCGGAAGAACCCGACGAGAAACCATAAGTCATGGCCCGTCGAATTGAGTACTTCGGTGAGCCGGTCCTGACGCTCGATCAGGTGGCGTTTCAGTGCCGTGTTGAGCCGGAGGACATGGCGCCTGAGCTGATCGAGCAAATCATCATTCCTGGCGTTACCACTCAATGCGAGTCGAAAACAGGCGCTGCAATTCGTGGTGCTGTTTATGAAGAAGAGTGGCCGGCAGATCGGCAGAGTGGACATGCGCTTGATGTGGGCCAGGCGAGCGAGATTGTCTCGGTGTTCTCCCAGCAGGCAAGCGGTAGTTGGATGGAGCAGGTCGGGCCGTTTGACCTTCGCCAAGACCAGCGGGAGAGCTTCCTGTATTTCCCCGCCGTTCGGCCAGGTGGCCGACTGCGGATCCGTTACAAGGCCGGGCTCGATATGGATCTCAACCCAGGCGTACGCAACTGGCTGTTGATGGCGGCGGCAACGATCTACCGACACCCGGAAATGTTCCTGGTTGGGCAGACACTGTCTGAACTGCCGTCGACGTTTCTTGATCACCTGGTGGCTGAAATCACCGTGCCGCCGAGGTTCTGACTATGGCGATGCGCGAACCGAGTGCCGGCGAGCTGGACCGGCGCATCACATTGCGGTTGCGGTCGGATATCCCGGCGGACGACCTGGGCCTCGACTCGCTGTTCACCGACCAGAAAAAACGGTGGGCAAAAATCCAGCCGGTTGGGACGGCGGTCTACGCGAACGGGATCCAGACCGATGTAAAGATCACTCACCGAGTAATTTTTTACTACCTCAAAGGCATGAGTGATTCACATGAGGTTGTACACGGCGGTTCGATTTACCGTGTGCGTCGGGTCGCTGATATGAATGGTACCCGCCGCTTCACGGTGCTGGAGGTCGAAGAGCTGGGTGCGACCCAGACGGGAGACAGTATCTATGGCTAACTCGGTTGGGGTTGACGGTTACATTCATATCGAAGGCTTCGAAAAATTTGAACGCGAAGCCTTCGACAAGAAGAAGATCCGTGCTGCCATGCGCAAGGCCGGCAAGCTAGTACGGCAACGAGCGCAGATGAACATCGCGCTGGCCCGAGGCCAAGACAGCTACCCCCTGAACCGGACAGGCGCGTTGCTGGGTTCGATCAACTTCAAGGTTTCCCGGTCTGGCTTCATGGTCAAGGTCGCGCCGTACAAAACCGGCGCCATGAAAGACTATTACCCGGCGTATCTGCACTACGGTGTGCGCCTGGGTAGCCGTATCAAGAAGTTGGCCCCTGGTGAGGGCCGGGGCAAAAGCAATCGCCGACGGAGTGGAGCGCGGGCTGCGTTGGTCTCTGAGCGTAAGAGCAATGGATGGCGGATTGAACCGCGGGCGAACTACATGACGGATGCGTTGCAGGACTCCGGTTCGGATGTTCGGGCGATTCTTTCACGGGCTTTTGCAGACGCGTTGGGCTAGCCAGCTTTCAAGTTACATCCGGATCTGTTGATATAGTCCCTTTTCAAGTGCCGATAGGGAGTTTGGGTCAATGGATAAACTACCGTTTACTGCTGTAGGAGCGACTGGTGAAGTTTCCTTCACTGGAACCTCGGTGCTTATTCGACGTAAAGGTCTGCTGGGGGCAATGAGGCAGATCTCTGGTATAGGGCGGGGCAACAAGGATGTGCCTTTATCTGCTGTAACCGGGGTTCGCATTGAGCCGGGGTCGCTGTTTAGCAAACCCTTTTTTCAGCTCATTCACTCAGGTGATGTGCAGATACAGGGTGGAGCTAATGATGTTGGAAACGACGACAATTCAGTGTTCTTTGGCAAGAGTGCAAAACCTGATTTTGAGCGTCTGGCGCAATTGATCTTGACCGCTCTTGCTGAAACTAAGGCGCCGCCTTTAACTTGGTCACTCCCGGTTGATGACCCGACGGATACGTTGAAAAAGTTAGCTGCCTTGAAGGACGCAGGCGTTCTGACTGAGGAAGAGTTTTCCGCCAAAAAAGCAGAGATTCTTTCGCGCATGTAGCCCTGATGGGAATCATCAACAAACCTCGCCATGGCGGGGTTTTTTATTACCTGGATTTTGTCCATGAAGGTTACCCCGATAGTTGCGCAGCTGCGCCAGTACTGCCCAGGCTTCGCGGGCCGTGTTGCAGGCGGCATTGATTTCGAAGCTGTGGCGGCAAGCGCCAAGCTCAGTCGGCCTTCAGCCTATGTGATTCCCATCGGCGACAAGGCTGGCGTCAACACGATCCAAACCGGCGTACAGCAGGACATCAGCGACAAGTTCGACGTGGTGTTGGTGCTGGACACCCAGGACGAACGCGGCCAGGAAGCTGCCGACCTGGTGCACGTTTTCCGCGCGGAGCTGTGGCGAGCCTTGATCGGCTGGAAGCCAGGGCCGGAATACGACCTGATCGAGTACGAAGGCGGTGAGCTGATCTCAATCAACCGCAACCGTACGATCTACCGGTTCACTTTTGCCTCCGACTTCCAGCTGGGGCGCAACACGTCGGCCGAGCCCGCCGAGACCTGGCACGAGTACGAGCTGGACGGCTTGCCACCGTTCACCGGCATGACGATCAACATGGACTGCATCGACCCGGCAGACCCCAACGTGCAATCCCCCGGCCCGGATGGGCGTATAGAAGCGAAATTCTCAGGAGACGTAACACCATGACCAAGCGCATCACCGTGGTGCCGGCCGCTGGCCGGGCCGTACCTGATCCTGAGGCGGGCGACCTGTTGCCGGCTGTGGGTCGGGAAGTTCAAGACAACGCCTGGTGGCGCCGCCGGCTGGCGGATGGCGACGTGACAACCAAGGCCGTGAAGGCGGCGAAACAAGAAGGGGCTAAATAATGTCCATCGGATTCAGTAACATCCCGGCAGACCTGCGTGTTCCGCTGTTCTACGCGGAGATGGACAACTCGGCGGCGAACAGTGCGTCTTCGACCATGCGCCGGCTGATCGTCGGCCAGGTGAACGACAACGCCACCAGCGACGATATCGGCTCTCTGGTGCTGGTGCCCAGCGTGGCCCTCGCCAAGACCATTGGTGGTCAGGGTTCCATGCTGGCCGCTATGTACGACGCCTGGCGCAAGACCGACCCCGTGGGTGAGGTCTGGTGCCTGCCGCTGCTCGCAACCGAAGGTGCAGTATCCAGCGCAACCGTGACCCTCACGGGTGTGGCTGCTGAGGCCGGGTTGCTGAACCTGTATGTGGGCGGTGTGCGTGTGCAGGCCACTGTCGTGAGTGCCGCGACAGCTACCCAGGCCGCATCGGCGCTTGCGGTTCGAATCAATGCTACACCGGACTTGCCGATTACGGCGGTGGCCGCCGAGGCCGTGGTTACGCTCACCTGCAAATGGAAGGGGGAAAGCGGCAACGACATCAGCTTGCAGTTCAATCGGTTGGGCAAGACCAACGGCGAGGTTCTTCCGGCTGGGCTTACGGCCACCGTCACCGCGATGACGGGCGGCGTTGGGGCGCCTGATCAGGTAGAAGCGTTGGCCGCCCTGGGCGACGAGCCTTTCGAATTCATCTGCATGCCCTGGTCTGATACGACCAGTCTCAATGCCTGGAAGGCGGCGATGGATGACAGTGTGGGGCGCTGGAGCTGGGCCAAGCAGTTGTTCGGCCACGTTTACAGCGCCAAGCGCGGTACCCTCGGTACGCTAGTCGCGGCGGGACAGACACGCAACGACCAGCACATGACCGTCCAGGCCATGGAAGTCGGCGTGCCGCAGCCGTTTTGGGTGCAGGCTGCATCGTTGGCGGCGCGCACAGCGGTGTTTATCTCGGCAGATGCCAGCCGTCCAACCCAGAGCGGTAGTTTGCCTGGGCTTGATCCGGCGCCGGCGAGCGAGCGGTTTACCCTGACTGAACGTCAATCGCTGCTCAGTTATGGGATCGCAACGGCTTACTTTGAAGGCGGCTATGTGCGTATCCAGCGTGCTATCACGACCTACCAGAAGAACGCCTACGGCCAGCCGGATAACTCCTATCTGGACAGCGAGACGATGCACCAATCGGCGTTCATCATCCGCCGCCTGCAAGGTGTGATCACCAGCAAATACGGTCGCCACAAGCTGGCAAATGACGGTACCCGCTTCGGCGCCGGCGCGCCAATTGTGACGCCGAGTACCATCCGCGGCGAACTGATCGCTCAATATGCCCAGCTGGAGCTGGAAGGCCACGTTGAGAATTCCGAGCTGTTCGCCCAGCACCTGATCGTCGAGCGCGACGGTAACGACCCCAGCCGGGTTAACGTGCTGTTCCCGCCGGACTATATCAACGGTCTGCGCGTCTTCGCGTTGCTTAACCAGTTCCGTTTGCAGTACGACGCTGCCGCGTAACTTCGGCCCCGAACACACAGCCCGCCGCGCGCGGGCATTTTTATGCGCGGAGATAAACCATGGGACAAAAAGTAGCGGGCACGGCCTACGTCAAAGTAGACGGTGCCCAGTTGACCATTACCGGGGGCTGCGAAGCGCCGCTGATGGAGGTCAAGCGGGAGACGGTGGTGCCAGGTTTTTACAAGGAAGAAGACCTTGCGCCGTGGGTCAAGGTCACGGCGGTGCATACCAACGACCTGGACATAAAGAAGCTGGTCAACGGCACAGACATGACGGTAACCGTTGAGTTCAAGAACGGAAAAGTCTACGTGTTGGCCGGTGCATATTTGGTCGATGAACCCAGTTCCAAGGGGGATGACGGCACGATTGAGCTGCAATTCGACGGTATCAAGGGGACTTGGCAATGAGTGAACCAATCAAACTGAGTGGGCCAATTGAAGCCCATGGTGAGCAGGTAAGCGAGTTAACTGTGCGCCGCCCGACCGTGCAGGAGGTACGGGCAATCAAAGCCATGCCGTACAAAATCGGCAAGGATGAGGAGGTGACCCTCGACACCGAGGTTGCTGCCAAGTACATCGCGGTGTGTGCCGGCATTCCACCGTCCTCGGTCAACCAGCTGGATCTCGCAGACTTCAACACGTTGTGTTGGGAAGTTGCTGGTTTTTTCATGACGTCGGCGTCACCTCAGCCGAAGACCTGATTGCTGTCAGTTACGACCTGGCCTGGTACTGGAAGGTCGACCCCGAAGAGATGATGTCCAGATCACTGGACCTCATCATCGAGTCGCAGGACCAGGCGCTGCGCATTAACGCATACCGGCAGGATCAATAATGGCGGATAAATTTCAGCTCAAGGCGTTAATCACTGGCGTCGACAAGTTGTCGCCAAAGTTGGCTGGCATCCAGAAGAACGTTGGCTCATTCAGGAAGAACCTCGAAAAAACCGGCTTGGGCAAAATCGGTATCAAGGATCTGGTAACCGGCGGGGCGATGGCAGCGCCGTTTGCTGTCGGAATCAAATCGGCTGTTGCCTTTGAATCCGAGATGGCTAACGTCAATAAAGTCGTGGACTTCAAAACCCCTGAGCAATTCAAGCAGATGGGGGCCGACATCACCCGGATGTCCGAAGTACTTCCAATGGCTGCTGGGGATATCGCCAAGATTGTCGCCGCCGGTGGACAGGCGGGTTTCGCGCAGGACGAACTGCTGGGGTTCGCAGAGGCAGCGGTCAAGATGGGCATTGCCTTTGACCAGACAGCGGACCAAAGCGGCGACATGATGGCAACGTGGCGGACATCCTTCAAGATGACCCAAGGCGAGGTGACTGGTCTCGCTGACCGGATCAACTACTTGGGCAACACCGGGCCGGCAAACACCAAGAAAATCTCCGATATCGTGACTCGCATCGGTCCTCTGGGTGAGGTTGCTGGTCTCGCCTCAGGTCAAATTGCGGCACTGGGCGCCACGATGGCCGGGGTGGGGGTTGAGCAGGAAGTTGCCGCCACTGGCATCAAAAACTTCATGCTGTCGATGACCAAGGGTGCTTCGGCTACCAAGGCTCAATCGCAGGCATTCAAGTCAATTCGTCTTGACTCCAAGCAGGTCGCGAAGTCGATGCAGACCGATGCGCAGGGCACGATCCTGAACATCCTTGAGCGCATCGGCAAGGTCGACGCCGCTTCACGCGTGGGGCTATTGACTCAGCTGTTCGGGTCAGAGTCGGTGACCTCGATTGCATCGCTGCTCACGAATCTTGATTTGCTCAAAGGCAACTTAAACAAGGTGGGGGACGCGAGCCTGTATGCAGGCTCGATGGAGAAAGAGTATGCCTCTCGTGCGGCGACCACGGAGTTCAATCTGGGGCGTCTGCGCAATGCTGCCAGTAACGTCTCAAAGGCCATCGGTAGTGCTCTTCTACCTGCGGTCAACGGGGTGGTCGATGCCGTGCGGCCGTTGGTTATTCAGTTTGCGAAGCTGGTAGAGGCCAACCCCGATGTAGTCCGTGGCGTTGCTGCTGCGGTCATTGCGTTCACTGCGTTACGGCTTGGCATCGTCTCGACCATTGTGGCGACCAAGCTGTTGTCGTTTGCTATGAAAGCCAACCCCATTGGGATCATCGCTACTGGCATAGCCCTGGCTGCGGGCTTGATCGTGGCGAATTGGTCGGCTGTTGCGCCTTACTTCAACGCGATGTGGGACAAAATACGGGGCCCGACGCTCGCCGCCTGGGAGATGTTCAAAGCCTTTGTATCCTATACGCCGATTGGGTTGATCGTTGATAACTGGGGGCCGCTGACGGAGTTCTTCAAGGCGCTGTGGGGTGTCGTGGTGGCCTTGTCCACACCGGTCATGGACTTCCTTAAAACGATGTTCGATTGGTCGCCGCTGGGGCTCATCGTCAAACACTGGGAACCCATCAGCGGTTGGTTTAAAAGCCTTTGGGAGGAACTGCGGCCCATCATTGAGCCGATGATGAAGTTCTTTGGTGGGGGCGAGGGTGGCGACGGGCTGATCAAAACCGCCACGGCTAAAGCCAACAGCTTCGCGGAGGCGCAACGGATACGGAACGCCGGGGAGGGGGGCGGTACCGGCGAGTTTTTACAGGCCAACGCCGCGCAGATCGTGCGCAATCAACAAGCGTTGCGCAACGTCACCCAGGGTGGCGCAGATGTATCAAAGCTGCTGCGGCGCCCCGACCAGGCCCCGCCGGTCAACCTGCTGTCGGCTAGCAATTCCGGTTCGCTGTTAGCCCGTCCTGGAACGCTAGCCGCCCCCGGCAGTGTTCCGCAGCAAGCCGCCCAAACCAACCGTACCCAGTTGAACGGTGAGATGAACATCCGTTTCACCAACGCCCCGCCCGGATTGCGGGTGGATCCACCCAAAACCAATCAGCCCGGTCTGAGCGTCAAGCCCAGCGTGGGTTATCGCACCGTGGGCTCTGGAGGAACGCAGTGACAAAGACCTGGCGCGATGATCTGCTGCCTGCGTCGTTCAGGGGAATCAATTTCCTGATCGAACAGGCAGCAGTCCCTATTGGCCGCAAAGGCCAGCTGCACGAATACCCCCAGCGGGATGAGCCGTTTTTCGAATCGTTGGGCAAGCAATCTCAGGTGCACAAGGTAAGCGCCTACGTCATCGGCGACGACTGTTTTGAGCGGCGGGATAAGCTGCTGGAAGCGTTGGAGAAAGAAGGCGCGGGCGAGTTGGTGCACCCCTGGCTCGGCCGGATGCTGGTCGATGTGGGCGAGTGCGATCTAACCCACAGCCGCACCGAGGGCGGTATGGCTCGCCTGGAACTGACCTTCTACCCCAGCAAACCACGCAAGTTTCCCACCGGTACCGCGAACACCCAGCAGCAGGTGGTCAAGTCGTCAGAAAGCCTGTTCGACTCGGCGCTTCGTCGTTACAAGGCGGCGATGGCGTTGGTAGACAGTGCCCGGATCAACTTGATTGGGCTTCGCAATGGACTGTCGGGCGTGTACGCGATTATTCAACGGCAGTTCGCGCCGTTCCTGGGGATCTTTACCAACCTCAGCGGATTTATCCAGTCGTTGGTGAATTCGCCGTCAGCGCTCAGCGCGCTGTTTTCCAGCTACTTCAGCGACTTTTCTACCAGTGGCCTTTTCCGTACTGGCGTAAACCGCCCTGGCAGCTCGCCTGGTTCGGCTACCGGTGCAGCCGCGGCTGTTGCCGCCCCTAGTTATCGCGACGCGGTAGCGGTGGCCTCACAGCACGCTGAGGCGGTGACCAGTATCAACACTGTGCCGCAAGCAAGTGGTGCGGATACCACCGCAGCGGCGCAGGCGGCGGCAAACCTGGTGCAGGACTCGTTGTTAGTGCAGGTGGCTCTAATCGTCAGCGAGATGCCGGTGGCAACGCAGCCAGTTGCGGTGGAGTCCACGCCTTCGATTGATCATCAGGCGGTGCAACCAATCGAGCGGCCGGAGGTTCCGGTGGCCGATGACGTGATCCAGCTGCGTGACGCCCTCAGCGAGGCCATATGGGAAGCATCCCTCAAGGCTGACCCGGAGCACTACCAGGCGCTCAATACGCTGCGCCAGGCGCTGATCAAGCACCTGACTGCCGTAGCGGCATCAGGCGTGCGCCTGGTGGACATTACGCCGGCAGAAACCTTGCCGGCGCTGGTCTTGGCCTACCGCCGCTTTGGTGACGCCACGCGGGCCGGTGAAGTGGTGCAGCGTAACCGCATTCAGCATCCAGGCTTCGTGCCCGCGGTACCGCTGAAAATCGCTCAGGAGTAACCCCATGCTTGATAGCGCAAACGCCGTCAGCCTGACCGTTGACGGCCTGGATTATGGCGGCTGGAAAAAGGTGGAGATATCAGCGGGGTTGGAACGCCAGGCCCGCGACTTCAACCTGAGCATCACCTGGCGCTGGCCGGGGCAGACCGTCTCTATTCCGATCCGTCAGGGCGCCAAGTGCCAGGTGCGGATTGGTGGGGATTTGATCCTGACCGGCTGGGTGTTCTCCACGCCTATCAGCTACGACGATAAGCAGATCACGCTGTCGATATCCGGACGGTCCTTGACTGCTGATTTGGTGGACTGCGCGGCGGTCAACAGGCCGGGGCAATGGAAAAACCAAGGCGTGCTCAGCATCGTAAAAGCACTGGCCGCGCCCTACGGGCTGGCCGTGCGGAGTGAGATTCCTGAAACCGGCAAGCTGTCCGACCACACGATTGAGCCAGGCGAAACGGCCTTTGAATCCATCGACCGGTTGTTGACCCTGTTCCGCGTGTTTTCCACGGATGACGCCAAGGGCATGGTGGTGCTGGCAAAGCCTGGCAGTGAGGGCAGGGCAGTAGATGCCCTCCAGCTCGGCAAAAACGTCTTGTCCGGCGATACACAGCTGGATTTTTCCGGTGTGTTTTCGGAGTACCAGGTGCTGGGCCAGCGCAGCGGTACCGACGAAGAGTTCGGCGAGCAGGCGGCGGAGGTATCGGCCAAGGTCAGCGATGATCGCACCACCCGCAAGCGAGTACTGATCATCCAAGAAAGCGGCCAGATGACAACCACACTCGCCCAGAGCAGGGCGAACTGGGAGCGCGGCCAGCGGATGGGCAAAGCGTTGAGCACCACCTACAAGGTGCAGGGCTGGAGGCAGTCGAACGGCGCCCTGTGGCGCCACAACATGCTGGTGCGCGTCGTCGATCCGGTGATCGGTTTCGACCGCGACATGCTGATCGCCGAAGTCACCTACTCCTTGGGCCCAGAAGGCACGATCACCACCATGGTGGTGGGCCCGCCGGACGGCTTCGAGCCTGAACCGCACGACCCGCACAAAGACAGAAAACTCAAGAAGGGCGGCAAGGCCGACAACTTCGAATACCTGCTGCCCGCTGATTGGAAACCCACCGAATGAGCCTACTCAACCGAATGCTGGTGCGCGGTACCGTGGTCCTGGTGGATTCGGCCCGAAAGCTCCAGGCCCTGCAAATGCGCCTTACGGCAGGTGAGGTCAAGGATAGTCTTGAGCACTTCGAACCCTACGGCTTCACCAGTAACCCCCTCGCCGGCGCGGAGGGCATTGCTGCGTTCCTGGGTGGTGACCGGTCCCATGGGGTGTTGCTGGTGGTTGCTGATCGCCGGTACCGGATTCAGCAAATGAAACCGGGTGAGGTGGCCATCTACAGCGACGAGGGTGACAAGGTCCACTTCAAGCGTGGCCGCATCATTGATATCGAAACCGAAACCCTGAACATCAAGGCCAGCACGGCGGTGAATATCGAGACCCCGGTGATAAATCAGACCGGTAAAATCATCTCGGATGGCGATCAAATTGCGGGCGGTGTCAGCCAGGTCAATCATCCGCATGGCGGTGTGATGCGCGGCACTGACCAGTCTGGGCCTCCGGTAGGGGGTGGCGGATGAACATCGAGCCCAGCCTTGAGACCTCACTGATACGCGCCGTGGTGATCAGCTTGTTCACTTGGCGCCGTGCCGCCACCGATGACCCAGTGGATGACGAAGAACGTTTCGGCTGGTGGGGTGATAGCTATCCCACCATAGCCGATGACCAGATCGGCTCCCGGCTGTGGTTGCTGCGCCGGGTCAAGCTCACGGCAGATACCCAGCGAGACGCGGAGTTCTATGCCCGTGAGGCGCTGCAATGGATGCTCGATGACGGCCAGGTGTTGGAGGTGGATGTAATAACCGAGCGCGCCGACAGCCACCGCCTGAACCTGCAAGTGATCCTCACCGTACTGACGGGCGCCCGCCTGAAAATCAACTCAAGTCAATTGTGGCAGGTGATCTATGCCGTATGAAACTCCATCACTTCCCGTGTTGGTCGGTCGCACGCAAAGCGATCTTGCCAGCGATGCGCTACGGCGCTCGGATGCCCAGGTGATGAGCAGGGCAATAAGCGGTACCGCCTATGGTTTGTATGGTTACCTGAAATGGATTGCGGATCAGATCCTGCCGGACACTGCTGATGAAGAGACGTTGGAGCGCACCGCACTTTTGCGACTTAAGCAGCCTCGAAAGCCAGCTCAACCTGCTTCAGGGCAGGTGAGCTTTACGGCGGCAGCTCTTGCCGTAGTGGATGTCGACACCGTACTACAGGCCGGTGATGGTCGGACGTACAAAGTCACTGTCGGCAAAACCACTGTGGCCGGCACCAATACGGTCACCGTTGAAGCGGTGGATGCGGGCGTGCTGGGCAATGCCGACCCTGGGTTGGTGTTAACCCTTGTCCAGCCAATTGAGGGGGTGGCAGTCACGTTCATTGTGTTGGCGCCAGGTCTGATTGGTGGCATCGCGATGGAAAGCGTCGAAGCGCTAAGGGCGCGGGTGTCTCGCTCCTACAGGGTCATCCCCCACGGGGGAAACAGGGACGACTACGAAACCTGGGCATTGGAGTGTCCTGGTGTGACCCGAGCCTGGTGCCGTCGCAATTACATGGGGCCTGGCACAGTAGCTGTGTTCTTCATGCGAGATGGTGACGTTAATCCTATTCCAGATGGCGCTCAGTTAGCTGAAGTGCAGCAATACATCGAGTTGGTGCGGCCGGTAACGGCTGAACTGTATGTGATCGCGCCAGTGCCTGCGCCAGTGAATTACCGTATTCGCCTGACACCAGACACCGGGGCTGTGCGTGTGGCCGTCGAGGCGCAATTGATTGACCTGCACAGTCGTGAGGCCGGTCTGGGGGACACTCTGTTGCTGACGCATATCGCAGAAGCTATCAGTGGTTCATCTGGTGAAACGGATCATAGGCTTATCGCGCCCGTAGCAGATGTGCATGCCGCCAAAAATCAATTGCTGACGTTCGGGGGGATCGAATGGCTGGCTTAAGGAGTGCGGCAGAGTATCAGGCGCAGCTGATGGCTTTACTGCCATCTGGGCCAGCCTGGGATCCCGAGACGGTGCCCGAGCTGAAAGTCGTGCTTGCAGGTATATCGCAAGAGTTGGCCAGGATCGACGCACGCGCTTTCGATCTGATCAATGAGATGGACCCGGGCAGCGTCAGTGAGCTGGTCCCTGATTGGGAGGCGGTCATGGGCCTCCCAGATCCCTGCCTAGGTGACAATCCCACCTTTGAGGACCGGCGACTTGCAGTCCGTCAGCGCCTGTTGGCAGTGGGGGGGCAGAGTCGAGCCTATTTCATTGAGATAGCCATCCGGCAGGGTTACCCAGAATCCTCCATCACCGAGCATAGGGCGCCACGGTTTGGCCGCGCTCGCTTTGGTTCGGCCCACTTCGGCACATGGACTGCACAGTTTATGTGGACGTTGGATTCAGGCCCACGGCGCCGGTTAGGCCGTCGATTCGGCGCCAGTTTCTGGGGCGAGCGGTTCGGAACAAACCCGAGTGGTGCTCTGGAGTGCGTCATCCGTCGTAGCGCTCCGGCGCATACGTTGGAATTTATCAAATATGGGGTAGAGAAATAATGGATTTCCCAAAGAGTGTTCCGAACATTGGTTTGGTGGATGGTCAATTCGTCGATGAAAACGTCTCTACGGGTACACCTGGTTCGTTGATTCCTTCGGCCTGGGGGAATGCGGTGACTCATGAGGTGATTAACGTGATTGAGGCAGGCGGGCTCGCGCCGAGTGAATCCAACCTGACCCAGCTAGTAACCGCTATCAGACGTTTAATTTCAGGCGCGATAGGGGATATTGGAGCGGCCACAACTACAACGTTTGGTTTAGTACGTTTGGCGACGCAGGCGCAAGTGGATGCGGGAGCTGACACCGCTGCTACGGTTACGTCGGCAACACTACGTGTTCGGTTGACAGATGCTATCTCAACCGCTATTGGAAATATTGGTGCGGCAACGACAACTGCTTTTGGACTAATTCGTCTTGCAACTCAATCGCAGGTGGACGCGGGAACTGACACCGCTGCTGCGGTTACGTCGGCAACACTACGTGCTCGATTAACAGATGCTATTTCTACTGCGATTGGGAATATTGGGGCGGCAACGACTTCTGCTTTTGGTTTAATCCGACTGGCAACTCAAACGCAAGTAGATGCAGGTACAGACTCAGCAGCAGCCGTTACTTCTTCAACTCTCGCCACACGGCTAAGCTCTGCTATTAGTACCAAGGCCGATAAAGCCACTACACCTACTACAGCGCAAATGAATACTGGGCTTGCGAATAAGCTTGATCTGACGGGTGGTAGCATTGGTGGGTCGCTGTATGTCGAAGCTGCGCAAAGTTTCTCTTCACCCGCATTAAGCATAAACACTAGCCTTGCAGGCAGTTCTGTGAGTTTGCTTAGGCTTCTATGCCCTAATACGGGAGTGCTGCTTTCCCACCAGAACGGGACGAGCACCTTATCGTTTTTAACCACGGCAGGCGGTGGCGCAACCGTATCGGCAGCTGATGTTCTGTCGGCAGGCTCTCCCTGCCACACCGCAGTAAGTTTTATGAAGCCAATTGCAGGGCAGTGGGTTTCGCTAACGGGGGGGGCGACCTTACCAGCAGGCGGCACATGGGCCTATCAACTCACAAACTTCAACAGTACAGGCACACTCATCGGCAGTGGTGCCGGTTTAGTTGCGGGCGGGACTCAGCTCGGCACATCGTATAGCGTTGGTTTCGCCTGGAGATATCAATGATGACTGCTAAAGTTGGTGATGTAATAGAAGCGGAAAACGTAGGTACGAATGTCCCTGCAATTGAGAATATTCAAATCCGTAAGGACGGGACTTACGTTGTTTCGTACGGCGGGGCACCGTATCACGCAACGAAAACAGCGACGCCAGACGTCTATGAGCGAGTAATTGCTGAAATCGAAGGGGGTGTAGACGTCACTGAATACGTGGAACATGAGAGCCCTAAGCCTGACCCCCTGGCCGAGGCTGTTGCGGAATACAACCGTCTGCGGGGGGTTACTGATTTTGTGATCGCGCCGCTTCAGGACGCTGTAGATGTCGGGGAAGCCACGGATACAGAGATCGCCGCACTACAAGCCTGGAAGAAATATCGCGTAGCTCTTAGTCGTGTGCCCGATCAACAAGGTTACCCGATGAGTATTGATTGGCCTGCAGCCCCAGTGTAGTGCCGGCGGTATAGCGAAACCCGCCGAGAGCGGGTTTATTTTTACCTGGAGAAAAGCATGTCAATCACTGAGCAGCAATTGCTGCGCATCCTCCCCAACGCCGGCCGCCAAGCCGGCGTTTTTGTTTCTGTGCTGAACACCGCAATGAGCAAGTATGGAATCGTCACTGTCCCCCGTATCGCCGCGTTCATTGCCCAGGTCGGACATGAGTCCGGCCAGCTGCGTTACGTGCGGGAGATCTGGGGACCTACCGTACAGCAGGCCGGATACGAAGGTCGCCCTGATTTGGGTAATACCGTTAAAGGGGATGGCTTTAAGTACCGTGGCCGGGGGCTGATTCAGATTACCGGCCGGGCAAACTACGCTACTTGCGGCGAAGCGCTGGCCTTGGATTTGATCAATCATCCGGAGTTGCTGGAGCAGCCGCAGCACGCTTCGATGTCGGCAGCGTGGTTCTGGTCGACGAAGGGCCTTAATACCCTGGCGGACAAAGGCGAGGTCGTAAAAATTACCAAGCGGGTCAATGGTGGATTGAATGGCCTTGAGGATCGCCAGCGGCTGTACGCCCAGGCGCAGAAGGTGCTGGCATGACCCTCGGGCAGGTCCTAGCAGCAGTGCTGCTGGCAATGACCATCAGCGCCGCCGGCACCTGGCAGGTGCAGGACTGGCGCCTCGGAAAGGCGCTAGCAGAGCAGGGCGCCCAGTTCCAGACGGACCTAGCCGCCATCAGCAATGCTGCCACCACGCAGGTCCAAAACGAGCAGGACAAGCGCTTGGCCCTGGAACAGTACCTGTCCGCCTCCGACCAACAACACATCAAGGAATTATCCGATGCTCAACGCAACCAGGCTCTGCTGCGTGACCGCCTTGCTACTGCTGATGTGCGGCTGTCAGTCCTTCTCGACGCCACGGATTCAGCCAGTGGCTGCGACGTGCCTGCCACCTCCGGCACCGTCGGCGTGGTTCATGCAGGCCGTCGAGCCCAACTTGACCCAGCGCATGCTCAACGAATTATCGCCATCACCGCAGACGGCGACCAAGGACTGATCGCATTGCAGGCGTGTCAGGGCTACATAAAAAAATTAAAGGAATAACGCCTTAGGAAAAGAGTGCTGCGAGGACACTTGTAAGGGCCGCGCTGGTGGAGATAGTTATTAGATTTGCAGTAAATGTGGATAGGTTGAGCCCCGCCTTTGTTATAAAGCCAAAAAGGTCGCTTTCCTTTACAATCTTCTCAGCACTATCTTTATCTGGGTTTTTTGAGATTTCAGTAAGGACTTTCGAAATTAGAGCGGGACTAACTTCTTTTGGGAGATTAAGTGATTGATATACAGTGTCTTTTGTAAATATGTTTATCCCCGAACCCCCGTTGTTATTAGATGTCCCACCTTCAATTAATACGGATACGTTACCGGCAATTCGTATTCCATCCCCTCCATTGTTTGAAGTATTGACGCCATATAGTCGAATGTTAGCCATCTCGTTTCCCTCTTAATAGTGTCGGGCTCTACAGCAATCGAAGAGTCGCGGGTTTTTTTCGTGATGTCAAGGTGCTGGCTAGTAATGCTCGCGTATTGCTTGGACCTCTTCAGGCGGTGAGGGATATCTGCCATTCGTGGACGTCTTGGTCTGTGCGCAGGGTATGTGCGTGCGTGGAGTGTGGATTCCTGAGACGGGGGGCAAAAAGCAATTCCGCAACCCTCGGGGGTGGTGCCGCAGTTAGTGCCCCCCAGCTTATGGAGATTCATTCATCTGCGGAATTGATTGGTTGGTAAGGTTATGAAATACATAGTTTTATTCGTGGATTGCAAATCCGCCTACGCCGGTTCGATTCCGACCTCGGCCTCCACTCTTGAAAACCCCGTAGATTAACGTCTACGGGGTTTTTTATTGCCTGTGATTTGGGATCGTTTCCGCAACCCTACCTTTTTCGGGAAACTCAAGAGGCCGTTATCGGTACGGTTCTCCTTGATGGAACGTGGGAGTGTGCTCGAGACTAAGAGGTCTAAATGCCACTAACGGCCGTTTGTGTTGAAAAAGTCGGTTTTCCCAAACACTCGAATATTGATGGATGAAAACACCTCTGTCGCCCGCCGCTACGTGAAATCCGAGTACTGAACCTTCTGCCAAAAATTCAGATTTCAATCTCAGGCGCGTACTGCGTGGAATTGGAAGCCGACTTTTCAACAGAATCGGCCGATTTCTGCCTGTCGTAGCGGGCAGCAATCGGCCGATTCTGTTGAAAAAGTCGGATTTTCAGCTCGCCTGAGCTCAGGCATGGCTACCACCGGAGAACCTGCTCACCACATTGAGTGGTTTCTCGGCCCTTCGTTGACCTTTGCTGCTCTGTTAGTGG